CGGCATCAAACAACAGTCCTGGATAGTCGTGTTCGAAAGGCGTCTCATTGGCTATTTCTCTTTGCCAGGATATACGGGGAGGTGCTTGCAGAAGTATCCCAGCTCCTCCGGCTGGTGCTGGCAATATGTGTTGCACGGACACGGCGGTGGCGAAGGCCTTGGGGGTGTAGCTTGGCGCTCCCGGTCGCACAAACTCAACCATTCCACCATTTTTTGAATTAACCGTTCCAATGATGCGCGGTCCATTGCTGCTATCCGTTGTTCGCTGGGCATCAACTGTGAGGCCAGTAGTTGCAAGGACCTGTCTGACATTGCGTGAAATTTCTCTCCAATCATCCCAAACTATTCCCTCAGTCAGTGTCCAGATCAGGTGCAGCCCTCGCCCCGAAGAAATGATGATGGGGGGTGGCAGCCCTTTGTATATGGCGGTGTTTATTGCATGTATGGCAGTCTCTTGGTCAGGATATGTATCACCGACATCGACATCCGCCCAGAAAGCGCGGGCTTCCCTGAACGAGCCCCCGCGCTTATCTTCGAAACTGGTCAGCGAGATATTTACATCTTTGTGTTTGAGCGCCCAGCTCGCTACCTCTTCCAAGGTAGCGAGCCCCCGGCCTTTGTTCGGCTGCAGGCCTTTAGAATAGGCGAAGTAAGGACCTTGCTTCGTCAAGGTCCTCCGAAGAAAGGTGAGCGTCTCTGATTTCCCTAATTGCATGTCGACGCCCCGGATAAGATCGTGTGCCTATGCCTGACGGCTGCTTTTTAAGTTCTGGCTCAGCCGCCTCAAGAGCGCGCAATAGAACATCTATAACGTGCTTAAGTCCACGCCGGGGATTAGTTTTTCTGTGCAACCAAAGGCACATGCAATTCTCGGAGACGCCAAACCAGCTAGCCAAGTCATAGCCGTTCAGGCCCCCTTTCTCTGCGGCTAGGGAAAGCCGCTCCGCGAAGTCTGATGGCTTTCCCTGCATGTCAGAGCCCTAAGTCTTTGAGGAAGTCGTCAACATCTTCCTCACCATCCGCCTCAATAGGCGCCTGTGCCGGGGCTGGCGCGGGCGCGGGCGCGGGAGCAGGCGCCGGGGTGCGCTGAGCCTTCACGCGCGGGGCTTCCTGTTTCTTGGGTACAGGCTCGCCCGGCGGCTCATAGCTCATATCAAACGGCGGTTCAGAGACAGCCTTCTGTTTCTTTTCCATAGGCGCTGACACAGGAGCCTGTGCTGGCGCGGAAGCAGTCGCCGCAATTTTATGTGAAGGCTTCCCTAGAGACGCCTCATATTGATCCTTCCGTTCCTTCGATCCCCAAAGCATCTCGACGGCCTCGCCGGACTTCACGAGGTTAAGCAACTCCATACCTTCGTCATTCGAGAGGATCTTGCCGATATATCCGAGCGGTCTGAATGACCAGATATTGTCGTCAATGCTGGCCCTTGTCACGACAGTGCCGAGTGTCATGGTCTCATAACCATATTTTGCCCGCTCGGCCTTACCGCCCTCTTCTATCTTATTGGCATAGACATCCCATTGTTTCTTGATCGAAGCGACCGGGATATTCATGCGATAGAGCCCTGGCTCGCCAAGCACCTTGACGGCGAGCTGTTTGTGTGGGCGGCAAGCGGTGCTGTCTTCCCCCTTGTCGGTTGTCCGTGATCCCCATTCCGAGCGCGGGCATCCGAGACAACGCTCATGCTGAACCTTTGTTGAGTCCTCCTCAGGTGTTACACCATCAATCGAATAGCATGTCGGCGGCCCTTTGTTATCTGCATCATAGGTGCCTTCATAATATCCACGGCTGTTAGGACGCTTCGCCCCAACGACAATAAAATCAAGCTCGCCGCGGCTCATAGGCCATACAAGGTTGCCATCGACCTTAAGATTGAATTTCTGGCTGGCAGTGTAGATGCTTGGAGGCATAGACCTGCCAAGAGACTTCGCATCATCAAAGACGCTAACAGTCTCAGCCGCGAGTAACTTCATGAAATCTGGAATATGCGCTAACTCATTTGCCATTGACTAATCTTCCCTCTAGTTCTTGGTTACAAAGCCGGTCATACATAAAAACCCAACACCCATCATGTCTTTTTCACCTGTAGTTTACGAATTGTGCTGGCCTCTATACAGTCCGGCAATCCTTCGTTGATAAAATCCCGCACCGCTTCCTTGCGGGATAAAGTATCCGGCAACACGCCGTATGCCTCGTTGTTGAGGACCCATTCTACGAACGATGGCTTATCAACAACTTTGAACGTTTCCGGATGTGTGAAATACGGTGTGCCGTGTTCTGTTTTGACATTGACAACACCCATTTCATCCATCGCCGTCACGATCATACCGTCAATCTGTTTGAGCTTCTCCTCGTATGGTTTCAGCTCTTCGTCAAGCGCCTTCGTGCGCCTGTCGATCTCATTTTTGATCTTGAAATGTGCTTCTACGAGCTTGTCGATGGATGGCATGTGTCTGTTTCCCTCTGACCGTAATGATACTGTTCATTTGGGGTATGTCAACCCCCTATAGCCTCATTTCTTTCAATTTTAATATAACACCTTGCAGGCTCTCGTTCCTTTCAAGCTTGTTATACATATCAATCTCAATACCGCACCCGGCTAGCCGGATGATCCGGCGCACCTGTTTTTGTGCAGGTCCATTGATGCGCTGAGCGACTTGCAGATATGTTTCTGTACGGTCGATAGGCGCATAATGAATGATTGTGCTCGCGCACGTCAAATCCAGTCCTCTTGAAATAGGTTGTGGATGTGTGTTGAGAACCTTGTCAGGTCCATTGATGAACCTGGTAATCGCCGCTGTCCGGCGCGGCCCGTGCTTGTCCTGCCCTAAGATGCTGACGCAGCCAAACGAGGCGAGCCTCTTATCGAGCATGGCGACGACGGAAGTCAAGGGCGAGCAGACGATGATCTTGCCAGGGATGCGTTCGAGCAGCGTTGTCAGTGTGTCTAAGCGCGGCCCTGCCTCGATATGATGTGTGTTATGCTCGGCGTCGTAGATCGCCCCGCAAGCGAGCTGAATGAATTTTGTCCTCAACGAAGCCTCGTTTACGGCCGGAATATCCTCGCCGCCATCCATCGTAATCAAGAGCTCTTGTTTGAGGAGCTTCATAAGCTGTTTCTGTCTGTCCGTCATTGCCACGAGCAGGGGCGGCGGGATTTGGATCTCGCTCTCAATGAACCTTTGGCCGCGGCTGATCCGCACGGCCGGACTGAGTAACTTATCGACCATCGCCTCGGCGCCGGGCGCCGGGACACGCCGGAAGGGCCCCTTCCTGACTGTGCAGCGGTCCTGCCAATCCTGAAAAGGCTCTTTGTAATCAAGATCGATTAGTTTTTTAATCCCATAGGCGTCGACAGGTCCGTTAGGAGTAGGTGTGCCAGTGAGCGCCCAAGCATAGTGCACTCGTTTGCTGACAAGGGTGTATGCGGCTCGCCACTGTTCAGTCTGCTTATTGCGATAACTCGCGGCTTCGTCGAAGACGGCGAGCTTAATGTCGTCACGGCGAAGGAGGTCCCTTGCGAGCCCTGTGTGTTCTTTGCCATGCTTCCCGAACCCTATCTTGAGACCATCGTGGTTTATTAGATAGAAATCGACATCACGCTCAAGCTCTTTTTCACGTTTTGTAGCAGAACCGTATAAAATAGCACATGAGCGCAAACCCATGAAATTGGCAAAGATCTCAGGTTCCCATGATTTCGACAAAGCCTCTATGTCCGAAACGATCAAACACCGCACACGCGTCCTCGCGCGCCGCATGATCTGATCCGCCGCCCAGAGGGCCGATCGGGATTTGCCAGTTCTCATGTCCGAGAACACGTAAGAGCGCGGATGAATAATCATATGCTTCGACATGATCTTCTGTGTCGGGTGCGGCTCTTCCCCTGGACGGCAGGGCCAATCATATTCCCAAACATCGAACGGCGACGGGACATCGAGCCCCGCCGCCGCAAGCATCAAGATGTTATTATAGCGAGCCTCGACACAAGCATGTCCTTTCCTGTATTCTGCCCGTATGTCTAACGGGAGAATTGTCTCCGGTGGATAGATAATCAGGCGATGCTTGTGCGAATATATCATGCTACGCTTCACTCGTTATATTATCGTCTACCGCCATCTTCGGATTAAGCTTTAGGCCGTTGCCTGTCTTAGGCCAATTATATCTCAACCAGCCACGTTTTATAAGTGTGTGTACTGTGCCTGCTACATTCTTGCCGTCAAGAAACCACCCCTGCGCGCCTGGATGGAAAGACGGTAAACCGCTAACTCGTTGTGCGATGAGTCTCGGCCAATTAGCCATTACTGTTATTTGTTGTGGTGTAAGTTTTCTGCGCATATCCCTCTGCCTCTATATTACGTTCTCGTCGTGTAACACATCATAGACATCGTGCCAGCTTTGGGCGACAATGCCGAGGCCCCCGGCATCCATCACCCTGCCCAAAACCTTGGCTTGATGCGCGGTGAGCTTGCCGAGCCCGTCCGCCCTCTTGCACTCTATAGCTACGAACCGGCCTTTAACGCAACAAAGAATGTCAACGGTCCGTTCCCCGAAGCCAGTCTGCACAGGCATAAAGATATAAGCCTCAAGCTTCCGCAGCTCCGACACTATTTCCTTCTTTACAAGACCCTCTGGTGTTGTCATGTCCTCTCCATTTTACAGTGTGTCCTTGTGCATGAAGCTCGTCCAGCACACGATACATGCTACGGGCACTGCAACCAAACACATTTGTTATATCTTTAGTACTCACGCCTTTGTTAAAACTGGTTAAAAGACGCTGTTTTTTACTTTCAGACCACGTGTTGATTATCGGCGTCATTTCTTATCCACACTCTTCTTGCTTTACAACTTCCACGCTTATCTTTGCGCGGTCTCACGATATGCCCTGCGGCGTGCAACTCTTCCAATATGTCATATATGATGCTGCCACCGCATTGGAACAGCGTCTTGATTGTGGACATAGGCACGCCTTGATTATAGGAATATAACAACCTGCGTTTGCGGTAGGCATCCCATTCCCTATGTTTCGGTTTGAAATTATAGGGCAGCCCCTTCTCTAAGCGTTCCCGTTCATGAAAACGTTTCGTCGCGGCATTGACCTTGTCCCTATTCGCTTTGCGCCATAAGCGATTATACTCAGCGCGTGGATTGGGTGTAATCATTTATAAGTCTCCGGTACAGATCCTTCCCCTTGCATGGGCAGACCTTTTTCGAGGCGTTCACGTAAACGCTTCTCGGCGTACCGTGCACGACTATACTCCGCTTTTTTAGCTTTATTTGCGGCGTACCGTGCACGATTATACTCCGCTAATTTAGCTCTATTCGCGTCTCTCCAAGCACGCTTAGACTCCGCTATTTCTTCTGGTGTCCTCATTTGTAGGTCTCCGATACCGAGCCTTCGCCTTTCATAGGCATGTTTGGCAACCATTCAGGTGATACACTCATAAGCGCCTCTATGTAGCTGCATACGTCCTGCGCCTGGCTCGACGGTATAACATAGGTCAGGTCGTCGTGCGTCATCATAGCAGGCCGGAACCCGGTCTCTTTTTTGACCTTGCGCATGATCTCCCGCATGTATGTGGCCTCAAGCATCTGCGCCAAGTCTGCTGCGAATGCCCCGCCCCATATTTTCGACCGGCCATGCCGCCCGTTATTATACCACTGCCTCTCGTGCTGATCCCACTCGATATTATACGGACAGTGTAAACCGTTAGGCAGGACAAGCGCGCCGCGGAAAACCGTAATAGGAAACCAATCAGGCCAGCCAGATGGCATCCCTTCCCAGCTATAGGTCATGAGAGCATAGAGCGCACTATCATTCGCTGCCCATAGATCGACGACCCGTGGATGCGCCTTGCGGTAAGCAGGCATAGCGCGATCCATCATCTCCTCCGTCGCCTCGATCTGCCTGCTTATGCAGTTCTGCCTGAAACGCCGCGTTCCTTGCCCGAACCCGCCGCCAAGGACCGTAATCTTGGCGAAGGTCCGTTCGACCTTATCCTTCTTGGTGATGGTCCGTCCGAACAGATATTGGCTTCCAAACTCGCTATAAATGTCTTTGTCATGACGAAGGTCCTCGAGCTTATCCTCCTGGCCTGCCAAGGCGCAGATCAAGCGGTATTGGATTTGCGCGGCATCGACGTTCACAACTGCATAGCCTGGCGGCGCTTGAAGGGAATGCCGGAGCCTTGTATCAGGGTCCGATTGTGCGCCTGGCAGGTTTTGAGGGTTCCAATCACGGCCGGACCAGCGCGTCGTATGCGTGCCGATATAATTAAGCGGGATAGGCATAGGCCCGCGCCGCGCGCAATCCGCCATCTTGCCCGCGCGCGTCTCAGTCAACGCCGAACTGGCATCAAGGCGCGCCCGCGCCAAGTCACCCGCGCGGCCCTCTTGCGCCGCCAGCTCCTGCATATAAGGATCCGTGGCCGCGATCGCTGGATTATCCTTGATCTTGCCGGGTTTGCTAGGCACCTCCTCACCACACTCCTCGAGCAAGGCAACGAACTTTGCCGCCGATTTAAGCTCTTTCTCGGTCACGCCAAGCGCTTCGCGCGCAGCCAGCTTCCTTGAAGCCTCCTCCTGAGCAAGCGTATCGAGCGCAATAACATCCCCGATGATGACCGGCTCGCTGAACATCCGCACCGTCATATCGATAATATCGAGCTCGCTACGCGGGAAAACCTTGAACTGTTCACGTGCGATCGCCGCCGTCAGCCGGACATCCTGCTCGCAACCCGCCACAAGCTCGTCTTGCCCTTCCTTGGACATACCGTCCCAGCGCAACCCGCGAAACGCATCATAAGGCACTGTCTTTTGAGACAGCCCATATCGCTCCGCCATCGCCTTCAAGCTTGCTGACTTGCCAGGCCCGGCTATCGCCCGTTCCATCGACATGGTGCAGAGGATCTTATAGGGTGAAACACCATACCGGAGAGACAGAATGCCAGCATCGAACGCAGCATTCTGTAATATGATAATAATACGATCCCAAGGCATCCTCGCGATACCGCGCGCAATTTCGTCCGGACCCCTAAGGGTCCGGATTTCCTTTCCTGAAAAATGCTGTAATGATAGTGTAAGAGCCTCAAACCTGTCATCCCGGATATAGGCCTCTGTTGTCATCTTCCTGAGACTGTACTCGCTGTCGTAGTACGTCTCAAAATCAGCGACAAGAACGATCTTGTCAGTCATATACATCTCCACCAGCATATCATATATGTGAAAATACCGTATAGGCCGTAGGACACCAAGCCAATAGCGCCTACATAGGCGGCCATAAATAGTGCGTACTCGATAGCTATTTGTGTAGACAACCTCATTGTTTCACCTCTGTAATAAGAGGCGTGTTGTCTAGCGTGTGGGTTTCGCTCTCGAATTTGTTGAGTATGTGCCTCATATACGCCCTTGAGGCGGGCTTATCCATAAGCCTAGACGCAATCATCTCGCTGATCTTGTGCGGGCATGTGTGATCAGTCAGCTCGTCGATAAGCAGAACACAACTCTGCCAAGCCTCATATTCATCGTGTTTCTTCGTGGCCTCTTTATACAAGGCGATTACATCCGCCTGTGATAACACTCTATTTTTCATATTCCCTCTCAACATAATGTTAGATAACAGCCCCGTCCAAATAAGCCCCCTCCAAGCGAACACCTCGCAAGTCGGCATTGCGCAAGTCGGCATCGTGCAAAGAGGCACCGCGCAAGTCAGCATCGTGCAAAGAGGCACCGCGCAAGTCAGCCCAGCGCAAATAAGCCCTGAGCAATCTGGCTCCGTGCAAGCTAGCTCCGGACAAGTCAGCTCCGAATAGGTTCGTGCCATACAAGTAGGCACCGCGCAAGTCAGCCCGGCGCAAATTAGCCCCGAACAAGTTAGCTACGGACAAGTCGGCACCGCGAAAGTCAGCATAGCGCAAGTCGGCACCGCGCAAGTCAGCATGGCGCAAATTAGCCCATGCCAAGTTAGCTCCGTACAAGTCAGCTCCGTGCAAGTCGGCATAGCGCAGATTAGCTATGGACAAGTTGGCACCAAACATATCGTCCGGATACTCCGTACCATTTATTACTCTTGGCATATTCCCTCTCAGTAGGCTCGTCAGTGCTGGTCTTCCAGCAGACGCGGCTAGCCGCGTTTCGCCTTATTTCAATATGCCTCCGCTTCGCCGCGGGTAAGGTAAAAGTGAATGCCCTCCCCGCACTCGTTCCACCTGTTTTCATCGAATGATTGTGTAGGCCGCACGGTCTCGCCTGTCTTATATATGAAACTGTCATCATACCGGGAGCAGCCTTCACCCTCTAATACCACCGCGTACTCCGCGCGGCATTTGCGCCCCGTTGCGTTGTGGCGTTTAGCATCGGAGGGGATAAGAAGTTTGCATATGACATTATCGGCTAGCTTCTTATATCCTATGATGTCCCCTTCTGGCGTTATGAGCGTGGTGTCATATAACGCCTGCGGTATATTAACGGCGCCGCGCAAGTCAGCTCCGGAGAAGTCAGCCCAGCGCGAATTAGCTCCGAGCAAGTTAGCTCCGGACAAGTTAGCCATACGCAAATTAGCCTCGAGCAAGCTAGCTCCGGACAGGTCGGCTCCGCGCAAGTCAGCGCCGCGCAAGTCAGCGCCGCGCAAGTCGGCATTGGACAAAAAGGACTTGTCCAAAATGGCATAGCGCAAATTAGCCCCGATCAAGTTAGCATCGCTCAAGTTAGCCCTGCGCAAACGAGCCCCGAACAAGCTAGCTCCGGACAAGTCGGCACCGCGCAAGTCGGCACCGCGCAAGTCGGCGCCGTGCAAGTTAGCCCCGTACAAGTCGGCACCGCGCAAGTCGGCGCCGTGCAAGTTAGCCCCGTACAAGTCGGCACCGCGCAAGTCCGCCTTGGACAGGGTAGCGCCGCGCAAGTCCGCTTTGGACAAGTTCGCTCTGGACAAGTTGGCACCGGACAGATCGTCCGGATACTCCTTACCATTTATTACTCTTGGCATGATCCCTCTCAACATAATGTTAGATAAAAACCTACTTGTCCAAAATTGCCCCGTGCAAATCAACACCGAGCAAGTCGGCCCCGTGCAAATTAGCCCCGAGCAAATTAGCCCCGAGCAAGTCGGCTCTGGACAAGTCAGCCCAGTTCAAGCTAGCTCCGGTCAAGTTAGCTCCGGTCAAGTTAGCTTTGGACAAGTCGGCCCTGCGCAAATTAGCCCCGTGCAAATCCGCTTTGGACAGGTCAGCCCCGTGCAAATGAGCTCCGAGCAAGATAGCTCCGGACAAGTCCGCCATACGCAAGTCAGCATGGCGCAAATTAGCACCGCGCAAGTCCGCTTTGGACAAGTGGGCGCCGCGCAAGTCCGCTTTGTGCAAGTCGGCACCGCACAAATTAGCCCCGGACAAATCCGCTTTGGACACGTGGGCACCGTACAAGTTGGCACCGGACAAGTTAGCACCGCGCAAGTCCGCTCTGGACAGGGTAGCCCCGTGCAAGTCAGCATTGTGCAAGTTCGCTTTGGACAAGCAGGTATAGCGCAAATAAGCCCCGGACAAGTCAGCTCCGGACAAGTCAGCCCCGGCCAGATCGTCCGGATACTCCGTACCATTTATTACTCTTGGCATATTCCCTCTCAATAGGCTCGTCAGTGCCGGTTCTCCCGGACAGACGCGGCTAGCCGCGTTTCGCCTTATTTCGGTGCGCAGTAGACAACTGTGTCTGTCTCCCTATTATAGCTGGCCTGCGTCTGTAGCCCGTTCATAGCCTGTGCGCACGTCGCTTGGCTGTTGAACGTAACAGATGATGCTGCAACTGCTCCGTTATGATTATACATAAGTATTATCATTACCCATTCGATCATTTGAAATCTCCCTCATCGTCCTCATCGTAGTCCCTATCATCCCAAAGCGCCTTGAGGCTGAACAAGATCACCGCCCCAAGGTTCGCCAGTAATATTACACCTAGCATAAACATATCATGCCCCCTGCCTGCTTAATGCCTCGATCTGCGGTCTAAGCCGCGCTACCACCTCATGTGGAATATCGTCACCGTACTTGGCCTCAAGCAGGCTCAGAACCTCACGCAGAGATGTCCGGCCACACGGCTTGTCAAGCATCCAGGCAGGGTATGCCCGTAGGTCCGTCTCAATGGTTTTTAGGACAGGCGTTGCCACAATCCTGTAATCCTGCGGCGGCTTAATAGGCTCTACTATGTGTTTATTATGCTCGATGGCTTTCTTGCGCTCAGCCACGATCGAGAATTTGTCAGCAAACGCCTTCTGCGCATCTGATAACTCACGATATTCAGAAGACGCGTCCACACAAAAGTCGCGCCATTTAACTTCATCTACGCGGACCATGCTGCCTATAGGACTGGCGAGCCCCAAGCCGCGCATGATTTTGCAGACTGCACTGCTTTCCCGCATGACCTCCGGGATAGTCCGCTTGGACTGTGTCCGCCATTGTACGAACACGTTCTCACTGACCAGGAAGTCACGGGCAACGAACTGTTCCCAAGCCGCCTTGCGATAACCATCCCGCACGATGATGACACCACACGCCCATTGGAAATATTCAGTTAGCTTATTATGTGTTCTACGCATATCATGCATCCTTTAAGGCCAAATCCTCATGGGGTAAAGTCTAGCATGGCGGGCATAATACACCGATGCTATTATCTTTTCACGCTCATACCAGGCCCGTATACGCTCATTGCTCTTGACAAATTGCTGGGCCAGCAAAGCCCAGTGATAATCTACTACATGAGCGTTATAGTCAACAGGATCATATGTAATAAGTCTCATCTCGTTCTCCTAGCTGTTTTTCGTTTCATTGGATATCTTATATTATCGTGTCTGACTACCGGCGGACTTGGTAGCCCGCGTTCCCGCCAGAAATACCCCTCACACATGAGCTCGCGCATGAACAGAAAGTGCCGCCGTGTATAGCAGTGCTCATCATGCTGCTTTGGCGCAGCCTTATAGGCGGCTACCGACTTGGCAATCTGTTTAGCTTGCCAGTGCATATATCTGATTTCATTCGGCCGTAGCGGTTCATTCGATAGACAAGAGTTTCCTCCCTGGGGTGGAACAGCATATTTCATATCAATATACCCCGTCCAAATCATTTATAAGTCTCATGGTCAGTCCCTCTCAGTAGGCTCGTCAGTGCTGGTCTTCCAGCAGACGCGGCTAGCCGCGTTTCGCCTTTTGCTCCTCAGAGATATTTGCGGAATAACACATCGAGGAATATCAGCTCGCCGATGTTTTTGAAATAGTCTGGCAGTGCGAGCCTCTTGGCAAAGTCACGATCACGGTTCCTCATGGCGATCGCTTGTTTAACAGTGAAAGTCTGTAGCATGTTATTCTCCTGTTTGGATTTGATAAGTGTAATATACTACGCTTAGTGTAATACGTCAAGTGCTATTTTATTACTTTTTTCAGTTTTTTGAGCTTGGCAGCTTGCTGCTTCTGTCATGTTGATAAGTATAATATATTACTCTTAGTGTAATACGTCAAGTGCTACTGTTTAATGCGGTTCCGGCACACCGTTACAAAGGACACCTCGAACTCATTTTCAGCCAGCCCCAGGCTTTTAGCAATGCAAGCATGGCCGATGGTTTCGCCGGTCACCATGCTGACCTTTTGATGAAAATCAACAACGACCGCTTTCGTATGTTTGCCGGTAGCAAAGACATCGCCGATCGAGACATTCTTTATAGTGAGTGCCATTTCATCCTCCACGTCCGTCTAATCAGTGTAATATATTACTCTTAGTGTAGTATGTCAAGTGCTATTTTTGCGGCTTTCGCAACGCTCTCGCGCGGGCGGATGGCAGCGTTTGAGTGTAATTTGCAGAGGCAAAAGCAGGCTCAGTGTAATAAAGAAATCGCTATGCTGTATATAAATATACGATTCGGAGTGTAATTTTTAAGACGCCGCAAATATCTTTTTATATACAGCTTGTAGAGGGAGATTGCAGAAATTACACTTTTAAGCTATATATTAAAAAGTAAAAAGATGGCCTTTTTTGGCATTTTCCAAAACAGAGACGTAAGTTTTTTTAGAGGATGTGTAGTACTAAAATCACATTAGTATATGTAGCTTACTATAATATGTAATAGATTACACTGATAGTGATATTAAGTGTATTATAGTAAGCTACATATACTAATGTGATTTTAGTACTACACTAAGCTCGCGTGGGGGGTTTGTTATTTTTTTTCAAATATTTATATATATATAGGTTCTGTTGAGTAATACTTTTGTATGCTTTTGTTATTTCCCTTTAAATTCAATGTGTTAGGAGTTATCCACAGGCAAATAGTACTTTTAATAGTACTTTTTGATTAGTTCTTGCTTTGTTCTAATTAGAGTGTAACATGCCTCCCCCAGAATTTACATATAACACATGCTAAGTCATTGATTTTGCTAGAAAAGTTCTCACCATTTTTTATACAGCATAAAATCGTGGGGTGTAAGTATTATTTTCAGGCACCTTGGTATCACTAGTTGTATTATATACTATACGTGGAAAGTTGGGGTAAACGGGCTGGCGGTCGGATTGGTGAAAATAAACTGCCCCCGCTCTAAAACCGCGTCTAATTTTCAAAATCATGTGTTACACTGTTAGTATCACCAAACGACCAGCACTTTTCAAAATCATGTGTTACACTGTTAATATGTGTTACACTGTTAATATGTGTTACACTGTTAATATGTGTTACACTGTTAATATGTGTTACACTGTTAGTATCACCAAGGACCAAGCCACCCCATTGCCTCATTGCAAAGATTGTGATACCCCGCGCATGGAGGCCATATGAGTAACGATAAGCAACTGATCGACATCGCTGTAGAGTTCAACAATAACCCTTGCCTTGCGCATCGTGTTATATTTCCACACAGACATAGTGCCAAGACATCTGCCGCGCACGACGAGTTGATACGCTTGTTCCATGACCAGAGTGTGCAGAATGTTATAGGATTGTGCTTTCGAGGTTTCGGTAAGTCGACACTTGCCGAGGAAACAGTGGTGCTGGAAGCGGCCAGCGGGCTTGTGAAGAACGTGATTGTGCTGGGGGAGTCTTACACAAGAGCCTGTGAACGCCTCAGGTCAATACGCAGGGAGCTGGAGAACAACGAATGGATAGAGGCTATATATGGTCCGCAAGTAGGCGACACATGGTCTGAGTCAAAGCTTGTCCTTGCCAATGGCACTGCCATAACCGCGCAAGGGCAGGGCATGGCTTTGCGCGGTATGAAGCATGACACTGCAAGGCCTGATCTTATTTTCATTGACGATCTGGAGAGCGAGGAGACTGTCAGCACGCCAGCTGCTAGGGAGAAACTGAGCGACTGGTTCTATAAGGACTTGATGCCTGTCAACATGCGCGCCCGCAAGCTTATCACGGCGACGCCGCTCGATCCCGAAGCTCTTGTCGTGAAGCTGTCCAAAGACCCTGCTTATAAAACCTTGAAAGTGCCTATAGATTACATTGATGATAACGGAGTGCGGCAGGCCACCTGGGCGGAACAATTCCCCCTAGAGATCATCGACGATCTAGAGGACAAATTCAGGCGTGCCGGAAAGCAAGCTGCGTTCGCACAAGAATACCGGGTGCAAGCGGTAGACCCTGCTACCAAGCTGTTCCGGTATAATATGTTCAAATGCGATACTTCGCTCAAACATACATGGGAGCCTGTATATATAGTCTACGATCCTGCCAGGACTAACAAAGCAACAAGCGCGACTACAGGCTATGTAGCAGCTTCATGGGTTGGGCGTAAGCTCATTATCTGGGAAGCGGGCGGGGAACGGTGGATGCCATCAAAAATGATTGAGCATATGTTTGAGATGGAGAAAAAGTACGAGCCGGTTGTTATCGGAGTGGAGAAGGACGGGTTGTCTGAATGGATAGAAGAGCCCATCAGGCAAGAACAGATTAAGCGAAGCCTCGTCATCCCTGTCAAGGCCATCAAGGCGCCGCGCGACAAACTGAACTTCATTCAGAGCTTACAGCCATTGCTGGTCTCTGGTTCGATTGTGTTCGCCGCAGACATGAGCGAACAGTGGGTTGTGAACACCATCAATCAGTTTTTGTCATATCCGTCCGGCGCCATAGACGTGCCGAACGCGATGGCGTATCTTCTGAACGATCAAGTAAAGCAAGGGACACCTGTCTATGACGATGCTAGCCAAGCACATATCGCTGAACATCTGGCTCTACGGCCTGGGCCTGTCCTGCTTGGAGTTAATGCTTCAGCGTTTGGTTCGGCAGCTATATTGTGCCAGTACAAAAACTCGATATTGACAATACTGAACTCATGGGCTTTACCCGGAGACGCAGGACAAACCATGAGGCCCATCCTTGAAGAAGCACAACTCTACGCAGGCCGATCTCTCACGGTTAGTGCCCCTCCGGATAACTTCGATACCAGGAACTCCCTGGGACTGCGTGCAGCCTTGCGTGGCCTTGCAGAGTTACGCAGAGGTGGTGATGCTGTGCGGGGCCGAGAAGTTATACGAGGGTTGCTCCGATCGGAGGTGGCTGGTGCCGCTCGATTGCTTATCGGGCCCGACGCCACCTGGGCAAGACGTGCCATATTTGGCGGCTACGCGCGGCTGGATGGAAAGGTAGACCCGGCGCCAGGGCTATACGCGACCCTCATGGAAGGGCTGGAAAGCATTATGGCGGGGGTGAGCCAGCAGACGGAGGATACGCAACAGATGATGGCTGTAGACCCGCGCAGCGGGATGCGGTATCAGACGGCGGCATTAGAGAGAGGGCGAGGATGATAGCAGTCGAGCAGATTTTGGAAGAGCGGGCCAAAACGCATGGGGTGTTTGTGGATCATGCGGCGATCACGCAGCAAATAAAGACCGTGCTAAGAAGACATAGTGATAAATTGTCGGTTGCCCAGAAGGAGGCGCTGGACATGATCGCGCACAAGATCGGACGCATCCTAGCCGGTGATCCTAACCATAAGGATCACTGGGATGACATCGCCGGGTACGCAACGCTCGTCAGCAAAGAGCTGACGCAGCTTGCACTGACTAAACCAGTGCCTCCGCGGAGACCAGACCCGCAAGAATATCAAGCGCCTGTTGACAAGTACAAAGCGTTCAAGGTATGAAATAGGCGGTTCAGCGTCCTCCGCAGACTTGACTTTATAGCGCCTATTGAGCATAAACTCGATAGGCGTTTTTTATGGAGACACGCATGGCAGTGCCCACTTATGTTCTTGGAGCCCTTAATGCTTTTGCGGTGATCGCCAAAGCGCAGACCCCAGTCGATACTTCGACGCTGTCCGTGCTTGAGCAAGTCGCACAGATGCTCGACTTTGCGATTGGCAACAACTCGCTTTACACAAGCGCCACGACTTCCACGATGGCTATCGTGACACCTTCGTTTTATCCGCCGCAGAGCGCGACTGTGCAGCCCGTCGATACGTCGTTCGTTGGCGGCGTTGGTCCGGGCCTGCCTGGCAGTGCGTGGTAATCTGAATGGACAAAGAGGCGGAAGACAAGGACCGCCTCACGGAGGCGCCAGACAAGCCGCGTAAGACGCGCGGCAAGAAGAACGGCGCGCGGGCAAGGAACGACAACCTTGCCGGGGACGAGGACATCATAGAGCACCTTGAGAAACTCTATGACGACATCGAGGCAGGCTTCGAGGCGGAGGCCGACAGGCACACTGACATCGTTGATAACTGGAAGATGTACCGGTGCGAGCTCGACGCGCACCAGCTATTCAACGGGCGCAACCAGCTCTATTTGCCCTTGGTCTATGACGCCACGCGGGCGCGGGCGGCCAGGTTCACGAACCAGCTCTTTCCACAGAACGGCAAGCATGTCGAGTGCACGACGGCGGACGGGACCTTGCCGCGCGCGGCTTTGGCGATCCTGGAGAGGCACATCGACAAGGCCCGGCTTCGGGAGCTCGCTCCTGCTATGTTTATTGCTGGGGACTTGGAGGGCAACTACAACCTTTACGTGCAGTGGCAGGACAAGAAGCGCTACGTTACCAGGCGCGTAAGCAAGCCTGTCGAGGTGGAAGAGGGGGTGCCTGCGGGTAAAACCGAGGACGTGGAAGAGGAAGAGATTTCCGAGGGCGGTCCCTTGGTTGACATCATCCCTGACGCGGACATTTGCATCTTGCCAGCAACGGCCTCCGGGCTCGACGACGCTATAGCACAGGGCGGGTCTGTGACGATCGTCCGCCGGTGGAACAAAGCGCGAATCAAGCAGGCCATCAAAGACGAGGAGATTGGCGAGGACGAGGGCGAAGAGCTGCTCGAGAACATGAACAAGCAGGAAGATGGGAAATATTTGGACAGCGCCAAAGCGGCAACCAAGGCCGCAGGGCTTCGTAAGGACGGGCGCGGTAAGTGGGCGCTTGTCTATGAGACATGGACGAACTTGGAGGTGGATGATGAAGAACGCCTATGCCAAATATTTTTCGCTGGCGCGGACAACATTCTCAAGGCTAGACGCAATCCGCTTTGGTCTGACAAGCTGCCTCTCTTATCTGTCCCGGTGCAAAGACAACCTGGCTCAGCGAAGGGACAGGCCCCGGTCGCCGCAGTGGCCGACATGCAGTATTATGCGAACGATGTTTTAAATGAGACGGCGGACGCGGTTAATTATGCGCTATTGCCCATTATAACACGCGATCCGGAGAGTCAGACGGCTCCTATGGTCCTAGCGCCAGGCGCGATATGGAACATAGGGCCGGACAAAGTCGGGACCTTGAAGTTCCCGGAGATATGGAAAGAAGGCTTCGAGATACTCGCCGACCTTCAAGCCAAAGTAAATCAGACGTTGTCCGTTAGTCCGGCCATGATAACCCAGCCGCCGGGTGGAGCCAAGGCAAAGAAGAACCAAGCCGAGATAGCCCAGCAACAGCAGGTCGAGTTGCTGACGACAGCCGATGCGGTGACCGTGGCGGAACAAGGCATCTTCACGCCGCTTGCCAGCCTCATGCTCGACATGGACTACCAATACAGAGACAGCAAACTTCTCGTCAGGCAGTATGGGCCTATGGGGGCCTCAGCCATAAGCGAGGAGGTGCCTCCTTTGCAGAACGATGCGCGGTTCGTCGTGCGGTGGTGCGGAGTCGAGGCGGCGCGAGGCGCCCAGCAGATACAGCAAAAGATCGCTCTCATGGGCATCCTCAGGGCGCTCCCGCCCGCGAGCTACCCTGATTATACTCTTGATATGCAGCCGATGATCGTGGACGTGGTGGAGAGCACCTGCGGGCCGCAGCAAGCCCGGCTCACCCTCAAGGATCATCGTTCGCAGCTCAGCGTCGATCCGGCGATAGAGAACAGCATGATGGACGACGGGCTGTTTGTGGACGTGCATCCGTCTGACAATGACCAGGAACATATTGCAGCGCATACAGGGAAATTGAAGTCCGAAGGCGATCCGGCGGGGCTGCTCTTGCCGCACATCAACAAACATGCCCAGCAGGCGATGGTCAAAGTCGCGGCGCAGAAGATGGCGCTATC